ATATGTCCATTAAGGCGCGGATTACTCGGTATGAGGCTTTGGAAAAGCAGATAGGCGCTATTCTGCAACAGCTATATGCCGTGGATTACGAATACAACGGGTCACTGCAGCTCCATCAGGTATATGAGGGCTCTTATTATCAGACATGGTACAACATCGACCAGTACACCGGATTTCATAAGGAATTCGCTCAGATATCGCCATCGCTGATTGATACCTACATCAATTATCCTTTTGACGGGGGTAAATTCTCCACCCGGTTATGGAAACAAAAAACATATCTCCAGCAACAGATTACCGAAGCTATGACAACTATGATGATACAGGGCAAGCACCCCAGCACATTAAGCAAAGCCTTTGCAAAGAAGTTCCAGACAAAGCAATGGGAAGCCTACCGACTATTACATACCGAGGCCAGTTTTATCATGTCTCAAGCCACCCACGATGTTTATAAAGAGGACGGCGTGGAGAAATATGAGTACATCGCCACCCTGGACAGCCGTACATGCGAGATATGCAGGCCACTGGACGGAAAAGTGTTTGATGCGGATAAAGCCGTAACTGGTGTCAATATGGCCCCTATGCACCCATTGTGCCGCTGTACAGACGCACCGTACTATGAGGATACACCAACGGTTGGCATGACGAGGATTGCAAGGGACAGGGACGGTAATAACATCAAGGTTTCTGCCAGCATGACGTACGAAGAATGGAAAAAGGAATATATGGAGGTGATACAATGATAAGTATTTATTGCGCTGGTGTAGCACATAAGGGCGTGGATGCAAGCTATGAAAATGCGGTAAAGGAGTTACTTGACGATTCGCCATGTTCCAGCGAATTTTCTGAGACTAAATACGTTGACGGCAAAAGGGTTTTCATACGTAAGAGTTC